ACATATACAAATAATAGCGGCAATACATATTTCTTGTTTAGAATTCCTAACGACGGAACTCTAAAATTTACAACAGGAACAAAACGCTTAAGAATCAGTGATAGTCCAACTAATTCTCAAACATACGGAGCATTCACTACTTCTGCTGAAATTGATTATAGTGCTTCTGGTTTGCAGCAAGGCGTATCTGACTTAACGATTTCAACTCGTAGGCCTTCTATAAGCTCAAGCACTTTAACAGAAACTCAACAAGTTTTTGCAGCTGGATCAACGAGTACTTCTGGTAGTCGCGTGATTGGTACAACACCAGCTCCGCCACCACCACCACCTTACGTGCCACCTCCACCACCACCACCTCCGCCACCACCGGCACCACCGCCACCTCCGGGTCCTCCTCCGCCGCCACCACCTCCGGGTCCTCCTCCGCCGCCGCCGCCACCGCCGGCACCACCGCCACCTCCGCCACCACCGCCGCCACCACCGCCGGATGTGCCTCCAGATCCGCCGCCGCCGCCGCCACCGCCGGAAGTAGTAGTTGATCGTAAGGGTCGCGAGATTCCTATAGATCAAGCAGTTCAACAAGGGAAGACCGGTGATTGGGTTAGTAGGGGCGGAGGACAAGATCCTGTTTCACAAACAATGATCATTTCTGGAATATTGTCAACGAAAACAGGAACGAGCGGCATTTATCTGACGAAGATAGATTTGTTTTTCTCTACGAAAGACGCATCATTACCCGTAACAGTTGAATTGCGAGAAGTTGATTCAATTTCTGGTGGTATCACAGCAAAGATAGTACCATTCAGTCGTGTTATTGTACCCGCTTCTGATATCAACACAAGTGAAGATGGTACAGCAGCATCACCAGTGTATTTCCCATCGCCAGTTTATCTAACAGATGGAATGGAATATGCTGTTGTTATTATACCGGGAGGAACTAATCCGAACTATAATGTGTTCACAGCTGTTCTTGGTGAAGAAGATATCGCTACGGGTTCTCGTGTAACCGAACAACCAGCAACAGGTACTCTATTCATCTCAGCTAACATGAGAACATGGACTCCTGTACAAAATGAAGATTTAAAATTCACAGCATATTATGCTGAGTTTGATAAGTCTCAGGTTGGTAATCTGATTGTTAAGAATGAAAATCGTGAAATATTTACACTCGCAAATACTTCTGGAGTATATTCTAAGATTGGTGAAATTATCCACGGCGAAACTACAATTAGAGGTACGTTCGCTAATACAAAAACTTTGTTTGTAGCCAATGGAACAACATATATTCATGGAGCCACGTCTAACGCAGTGGGAACTGTTACTTCTTTTTCAGCTAGTCAGATTAGAGTTAAGAATGTTACTCTGAGTAAGAAATTCCAAGCAGGTGAGTTTATTCGCGTGCGTAACAGCAATTGGTTCACTGGAGCAATCGTAGGTAATTCAACAGGAAACATTACTTCTGCTGTGACACCTGTTGGTAGAATATCACTTGTAGATACGGCTAACTATGCAAACACTAAATTATATGTTGCGAACAGTTCGTTTTTGAATGTATCTGCTTGTACTACTGGAAGATATTTCTCAACAGGTACGTTCGTTCGCGGACAGGATGAAGGATATTCTGCTAGAATAGCTACAACAGATAAGTTGACTGTAGACAATTTAAATTTGTTTACAGCCAGTATATTGCCATCCAACACAAGCATCACAGCCTATGCTAAAATGGCAACTAGTACAACGACAAAAGATGCAGCTTATTTCAACATCAATATCAATGGCGATACTGATCTAAACTCATCACGATTTATCTTCAGCCATTCGCAAGAAGCTTCTACGCTTTCTTCTAATTCAGCTGTGATTAAGTATGAGTTAGACTGCAGAAATATTGCAGCTTCGCCTGCGATTGATCTGAAAAGAATCGCTCTTGTTATAACGAATAATTTGATTAGTTCTAATGCAGAAATCGGAAGCTCTGAAGATTTTGTTTCTGGTGGCGGTATCTCAAAATCAAGATATATCACAAGAACAGTAGCTCTAGCTGACGGACAAGATGCAGAAGATCTTCGCGTGTATCTGAGCGCATACAAGCCAGTTGGCTCTGATGTGCATGTATATTATAAAATCTTAAATGCTGAAGATAGTGACGCATTCGGAGATTCTCGTTGGATTCCTATGGTGCGCGATACTGGCGAAGGCTTTACGGCTGAAACTCGTTACTCAAGCAGCGAGAATCGTGATGATATATTTGAAATGACATATAAAACTTCAGACTTTAATAACACTTCGCTTTCAGGTGCAAATACAACAAATTCTAATATCATAGAATATAGAAATTCAAGAAAAGCTCGCTTTATTGGTTTCAAGTATTTCGCTGTGAAAATTGTATTAACAAACGACACTAGTGCAAATCCGCCTCGTGTCCGTGAACTTAGAGCGATTGCGTTGCAAAGATGATTTACGCTAAAGTGAAAGATGCGCCCGGATACGTGCGCGACATGCAAAACAATGCAGTGCTGAACGCTGATGTTTCAGCACTGCAAGCATACAAAAGAAAACGTAATAAGCAAAAGGAAATCAACGATTCGATTTCTGATATAAATAATATGAAGCAGGATATCAATGAACTCAAAACGCTCATGCAGCGCATTTTAGATAAGATAGGATAATTCAATGGCTGTAATCGCTAACGTAGCCCTTACAAATACATTTGATACGTGGCGCACTCGCTCCAATCAGGGTTATACCCGTCTGAATGCATTCGCAATCAACGAATCGTCGTTGTATGCTAATACTCTGACAGCTAACGTATCATTTACATCTAAGGGTTTAGGTACATTCAATCAATCTGTTGCTGTAACGAAAAATATAACAGTATCAGGGAACACTACTTCAAATAAACTTGTTGTTACTTCTTCCTCGTCAAGTTCTAATCTCACAATTACTGGTACAACAAGAGACAGTTCTAATGCGCTGCATCAAACGTTGTCGGACGCATCAACTATTAGCTGGGACGTTGCTTTAGGTCGTGTTGCTACAGTAACCATTACAGCTTCTCGTGCGATTGCTAAGCCCACGAATCTTAAGGTTGGTACATATATCCTTAAGGTTATTCAGGGCGGCTCGGGAAATTATAATCTGACTTGGAATGGATCTTATAAGTGGACCGCGCAAACTGCACCGGTACTTTCGACCGCTGTTGGTGCAGTAGATATCATCACGCTGTTTTCGGACGGTGTACGACTCTTCGGTTCATATCTTCCAGACGTGAGATAAACAAAAATGTTCTTAGGTTTCCTGCCAAGACCAACTAAAGTTGTTAAGATAGATTCATCAACCGATAATGTGAATCTATACACAGCGGCGGGTAGTCCACCATATCCGCTGAATCTGATTGCAATTATCAATTCTACAGTTGGTTCTGCTACAACTTCTGATCCCGCATTAAGAACGGGAACAGGTTGGGTAGGCGGAACGTTTATCTATATCGATAATAATTCTACGATTTCCGGAAGAGCAGGAACTTCAGGCACTCCCGGTAATGCTGGTGCATCAGGTAATCCAGGAACGACTGGAGCCAGCGGAAACGCAGGTTCACCGGGAGTATCAGGAAACGCAGGAACACCCGGAAACACAGGAACAACAGGAAACACAGGAACTCCGGGTAATCCAGGAGCAGCTGGTAATGCTGGCTCTACTGGAGAAACAGGCAATCCTGGCAGTTCTGGTAATATAGGCGCTAATGGTACGACGGGTAATCCTGGTAATGTAGGCGCTACTGGTACGTCGGGAACGCCCGGTAATACAGGTTCAACAGGAGCCACAGGTACTACAGGCTCGACGGGTTCGCCGGGTAATGCTGGAGGAACCGGATCACCTGGTAATGCTGGTGGTCCAGGCGCTTCTGGTAATCAGGGCGCGTTCGGAACTCCCGGCAACAATGGAGCTTCAGGTAATCCGGGCGCTAATGGTAACCCAGGTGCACCTGGACAAAACGGCAATCCAGGATCACCTGGTAATGCTGGCGGAAACGGGAATCCAGGAGGAGCAGGATCACCAGGTAATAGTGGTGGTCCAGGCCAAGCTGGTAATGCTGGTGGACCCGGCGAGCCTGGTAATGCAGGTGGTCCGGGCGGCCCTGGTGGGCCCGGAGGTCCAGGTGGTACTGGAAACAATGGAACAAACGGCGGGCCTGGCGGAACTGGTGGAACTGGTGGACCAGGAAACAACGGAGCTGCTGGTAATACGGGCGGAACTGGTGGACCGGGCGGAACTGGTGGATCAGGAAACAATGGTTCTCCAGGTAACACCGGAGGACCGGGCGGAACTGGTGGTCCAGGAAATAACGGAACAGGCGGTAATCCTGGGACTCCAGGAAATGCAGGCAATCCCGGAACTCCAGGAAACGCAGGCAATCCTGGCGGAAATGGGAACAACGGAAATCCCGGTAATAATGGCGGCACCGCATTTTTAGCGGAAACCAATACCGGTATGATTCTTGTATTTGATAATGCTTCTGGAACTATTAGTGGTGGTGTTGGAGGAACAGGAGGAACAGCAGGGCCAGCCGGAACCGGTGGTCCCGGCGGCGCTGGGGGTGCTGGTGGAACTGGCGGATCAGGTGGCGGTGGTGCCGGTGGTTCTGCGGGTCCTGGCGGACCAGGAGGACCTGGCGGACCTGGCGGTCCTGGAGGAGCAGGCGGCGGAGGTGGTCCGGGTGGACCCGGTGGTCCTGGTGGATCAGGAGGACCAAGCGGAAGCACAGGAGGATCAGGCGGACCCGGTGGAGGAGCAGGCCCAGGAGGACCCGGAGGAACAGCAGGACCCGGCGGTCCTGGCGGACCAGGAGGACCTGGCGGACCTGGCGGTCCTGGAGGAGCAGGCGGTCCTGGCGGTCCTGGAGGAGCAGGCGGTCCTGGCGGCGCCGGTGGTCCCGGAGGAGGTAGTGGCGATGCCGGCTTCGGTGGACCTGGCGGAAATGCCGGAGTCGGTGGCGCTGGTGGACCATCAACATTTGTACCCGAAATAGGAGCCGATGGCGAAGTCTTCGTTCCGGCTGGATCTCCTGGTTCGCCAGGTGACAATGGTGCTAACGGCGCTAACGGCGGTTTCGGAGATAGCGGATCTCCCGGTCCAACTGGACCAACGGGATCTCCCGGTCCAACTGGACCAACGGGATCTCCTGGACCAACTGGACCAACAGGACCTCAGGGACCAACAGGGCCCGCAGGAGCTCCAGGCAACGCTGGTTCGACTGGTCCAGCAGGATCAGGAGGACCAACTGGAACGCCGGGAAATTCTGGCGGCGCTGGTAGCACTGGTCCTACGGGTCCTACGGGTCCTACGGGTCCTGCAGGGACTCCGGGCAGCACTGGACCAACTGGACCAACAGGCCCTCAAGGAACTCCAGGATCGGCTGGAACTCCAGGAGATGGAGCAGCTGCTCCTAACGGCGATGCAGGAACGCCAGGAGCAACTGGACCTTCAGGCGCAGCCGGAAACGCAGGAACTCCCGGTACTCAAGGAAACTCGATTACTGGAAATTCTAATATAACTAAATTCGTCAATAACGGTACTAGGGATGGACCAATAACATGAACATCAAATACAAAATCATAGAAGTGTGGCCTGATGAGCATCAAATTGTTGTTCGATATACCACAGATTTAATTACCGAAGATTCTGTTGTGCTCGCGCGCGATGCAGATGATAATATCGTAAGATGCAGAACAGATGTTCCGATCACGCTCCCCGTTCCTACACCAACGGGCGACGCTCTTGATAGTTTGATCATGCAAAATGCGCCAGTAACTTTTCTTAAGACCAAAGAATCTGTTTTAGATCCAAATCTAGATACTAGCCTTTCTGGTCTTGAATCATTGATTAATGTGAGCAAAACTCAAACATATAATGAAGAATATCGTCTGACTTCCGAAGATATTGCTAAAGTATTATCAGACTTCGGGAAGTCTTCTTAATGTATTACGATATTCTTTAGGAGAATCATATGATACCGTTAGGCGATAGTATAGTTTATTGTTATGAACATAAGGAAAAAATTTCTAGTATCATTTTTCCCGAGTCTCAGAATAAAATTAATGTAATAGAAATGATTATGGCTACGGCTCAACCAACTACTCCTTCAGGACAATTGTCTGATAGGACTGAAACGTTTTTTGGTAGATACAAAACTGTACATCGCCCAATGCCTACGATTCCGACTACGTTTAATAAAACATTTGCTGATATTTCTGCGGAACGCGCACAGCAAATTATAGATATGAATAAAGAAATCGTAATCGCATATTCAGGCGGAATAGATTCTACATTTGTGCTGATACAATTTTTAAAATTGTTAACTAACACGAGTCGCATTACACTGATTATGGATCAAAATGGCATTAAAGAAAATCCAACATTTTATCATGAGCACATCAAAAACAAATTAAATATTATCACGCTCGATTCATATCATGCAAGATTTAAACCGACTGCCGATCAGGTAATGGTTTCTGGAGATCAAATTCCACAGATATTTAATTGTACACTATCATCGATATTAGACAATAGGTTTTCCGATTGGAAACCTTGGGCTATAAAGAATTTTGATAGTGTTCATAAAGCTCAGTGGTTTTTAGAAACTATTGATCCTTGGTTAAAAAAAGCACCTTTTGAAATTACTACTATATTTGATTATGCTTGGTGGGCAGGTTTTTCTTTACGTTGGGATAATAGCCGTTGCCGCCAACTTAAATGGAACGATTCGTACGACAAAACGATTTATGATAATAATGTTTTATCGTTCTTTAGAACAGACGATTATCAATTATGGTCTATTTTTAATCATGACAAGAAAATTAAAACTACGCCTGAATCATTTAAGTATGTAATGAAAGACGATATTTTTAATTTTGACGGCAATCAAGATTATTACGATTCAAAAACGTCATATCCGTCTAATGGCCTAGGTATGAACAAAGATTCTTCTTTTGATTCAAGCAGAAAAATTGAAGTTCTATACAACAACGATAAATTACCATTGATTGTAGATAACAATTTAAATTTCTTTTTTAAATCTGATCTCAAAAACAATGTCTCTGAATTCCAGAAGATATTAAATCCTATAGATAATGGCGAATGGTATTAAATAAATTTTGGTCCGACAACCCAAACAACAATAGAGCGTCTGATGCCCTTGGTAACAGGCGCTACTCTGTGAATCATAAACGACGGGAATAATACAATTCTTCCTTTGTGCGTAGGCACATCTCTAGGAGTAGATTCTTTTCCTACATTGAGCTGAAAATTCCCGCCTTCGTATTCGTCATTCAAGCACAAAGTCAATGACAATTTTCTTGGCTCAAGATCTACAGAATGGCTAGTTCCAAATTCCATATCAGTATGCCAATCGTAACGCCCTTCTTTCTCGGCGTCATACGTCGTATACTGAAATGATGGATACCCATTTAGATGAAATCCGTAAAATTGCTCATTGACGGCTTGGATCACATTATTCAATCGATTGAAGATCCACGCAGTTTCCGGATTTCTGTTATGAAACTTGACGTTTGAAATTCGATGTTTCTTAATTTCTTCTTCGCTTTTTGATCCGAATGTAGTACCTAATTCTGTACCTTGAGCTTCACAGTACGCAACAATCTGATTAAGTTCTTCCGTAGTGAACGCATTATCCCAATATACCCAAGGCTCGGTTATTTTAGTTCTGGTCCAGGGATCATTATAAATCGTTGTGTATTTCATTCATTTTCTCCAGAGATCTTACACTATTATATAGCAGAACAATAAATAGCTAAAGATTATACATGGAGTTTCACTTATGGCTACTATTACAACTCGTACCGGGTTTAAAGAATACGTTCTTCGTCGTCTAGGTGCTCCAGTTATTGACATCAATGTGGACGACGAGCAGGTCGAAGATCGTATCGACGACGCTTTGCTCAAGTTTCGCGATTATCATTTTGATGGTATGCAACACGTATACTATCCACATCAACTGACACAAACAGATATCAATAATCAATATATTACATTACCTAAAAACTTCGTAGGAGTTACGCGAGTATTTGATATTAATGATTCTTTCGGAGCGATGAATTTGTTTAATATCAGATATCAGCTCCATCTGAATGAATTGTTTAATATCTCGAGCGTATCGGTCACACCATATGTTGTTGCGATGCGCCACATTGAGTTCCTTGAAGAAGTATTCGTAGGTAAGAAACCTATTCGATATAATCGCAATACAGATAAATTGTTTATCGACATGAGTTGGAATGAAGACGTTATAGCAGATCAGTATATTATGATTGACGGATATACGCAGGTTGATCCGGAAGAGTTTCCAGACGTTTGGAGCGATCCTTGGCTCAGAAAATATACGACAGCATTAGTGAAACTTCAGTGGGGCGAAAATCTAAAGAAGTTTGAGGGCATGAATTTGCCTGGCGGCGTTACATTCAACGGACAAAAGATTTGGGAAGAAGCTAACGAAGAGATCATTAAGCTGGACGATGAAGTGATCAACAATTATAGCTTACCCAACGTAGACATGATCGGATAGTAATGGCCACGAATAAATATTTCCGCCCATTTGCATTCGCGCGAGAGCAGGATACTGCTGAAGATTTGATCATCGAATCGATCAAGATCTATGGTCTGGATGTAAAATATCTACCTCGTACTATTATTGGTCCAGACACACTCTTAGGTGAGGATCCTTTATCACAGTTCAACGATGCTGTCGATATCGAAATGTATGTTAAGAATACTCAGGGATTCGAGGGAGAAGGAGATTTCCTTTCTAAATTCAATTTAGAAATTAGAGATTCCATGACGTTAGTGATGTCTCGTAAGAGATGGGAACAAGTATCTAACGAAAAAGTTTTGGATGAAGTTGGCTACAACATTCAAATGGAAACTGCTGACACTAAAAGTTGGGCTAACTCAGTAGCTCTGCGACTTGAAACTGGTGGAACTGAGGAGTATCAAACGCTATCTCCGCGACCATTCGAAGGAGATTTTATTTATTTTCCTTTGAATAAAAAACTCTACGAAGTTAAATTTGTAGAACATGAAGCAGTATTTTATCAGCACGGCAAACTTTACACATATGAGCTTTCTTGCGAGTTGGTTGATCGTATGGGTGCTCTTGATATCGCCACTGGTAATACTGAAATTGACGCTATCGAAACGAGATACAGCCAAAATATTCTTAATTATCAATTCCTGTTTGAAAATGGTGATGTTTACGCCGATGAAGATGGCGAATATATCTTGCAGGAATATCGCGTCGAAACACAAATAGCTACTGCTAACAATGAGATTTTCAGACAAAAGTCAATTGATGGATTCCTGGACTTTAGCGAAATTAATCCGTTTTCTGAAGTAGATAGGTTTTAAATGTTTGGTTCACAATTCTATCATCAATCACTTAGAAAATATGTTATCATGTTTGGTAATATGTTTAATGATCTTATTGTTCGTAGATACGACGCTTCTGGTAATCACATAGAAGCTGTTGCTGTTCCATTAGCATACGGACCAAAAGAAAAGTTTTTGGTGCGCATCACACAAGATCCTAATCTAGATCAACAAATCGCTATCCAGTTGCCTAGAATGGGCTTTGAGATGACGACATTAAATTATGACGGGACTCGACGACTAGCCTCAGCGACAAGAAACATCCGCGTTGTTAACGATAGAGATAAATTAGATTACAATTATGTTCCTGTTCCGTATGATCTACAATTCAATCTATATGCGTATGTTCGAAACGCAGACGATGGTGCTCAGATCCTTGAGCAAGTAGCTCCATACTTTGGTCCGGAGTGGACTAATCAAGTTAGGATTCTGCCTCAAACTAATATAATATTAGACATACCTACAGTGCTCAATACGATATCTATAGAAGATACGTATGAAGGAGATTTTCAAACTCGTCGAGCGATGATCTACACGTTTGACTTTACTGTAAAAGCATATTTCTACGGACCAGTTCGTCGTCAAGGTATTATCAAGCGCGCACAAGTCGATTTTGGTATTGTCACATCAAATTCTTCTAATAAAATTACTCTTGAAGATATTGCAAATACTGGGCGCATCTCACGCATTGTTGTTGTGCCCGGATTACTTGCGAATGGTAGCCCAACTACCAACAGTGCAGCTTCTATACACTATTCACAAATTAATGTAGAAGATGATTATGGATTTGCTTCTAATACTTTCGTGTATTCGGATGGATTGAAGTATAATCCTGTAACGGGAAATGATGAATAATTATGATTAATGAAAAAACAAACTTTGAGTTAAGCGTAGAACAAGCTCTTGGTCTACCCGAATCACCTCCTATGATTCGGGCTCTCTCCCCTGTGGAGGTTAACGCAAATGCGAACATTGACGATGACTTTGCTATCGCTCGCAACAATCTGCATCAAATTATTCACAAGGGTAATGATGCGCTTGAAGAAGCTCTTCTCGTGGCTAAAACTTCAGAACATCCCAGAGCATTTGAAGTCGTCGGACAACTTATCAAGACGCTCGTTGACGCTAATAAAGATTTACTTGATATCCAGAAAAAGTTAAAAGATCTTAAGAAAAACGATGATCCCAAACAAGAAGCTGCTATTCAAGCTACCAATGCAATTTTCGTAGGGAATGCTGCAGAATTGCAATCATTGATCAATGGTAGAAAATAATGGCTGTAAAGACATATCTTGGTAATCCGAATCTTAAAGCAGCTGGCGTTGTACATCAATATACTAAAGAACAAGTCGAAGAATACATTAAATGTGCTGGAGATGTTGAGTATTTTGCTCGCAGTTACATTAAGATCGTCAATGTCGACTATGGTCTTATGCCGTTCAATATGTGGGACTTCCAAGCAAAGATGCTTAAGACGTTCCAGAATAATCGTTTCAGTATATGCAAACTTCCCCGTCAGGTCGGTAAGTCTACGACATCTATCGCATATATCCTGCATCTGGTTTTATTTACAGATCAGCAGAACGTAGCCATCCTCGCGAACAAGGGAGCGCTCGCGCGAGACTTGCTTGCTAAGTTGCAACTAGCCTACGAATATCTTCCCAAGTGGTTACAGCAGGGTGTTGTAACTTGGAACAAAGGTAACATCGAGCTAGAGAATGGTTCTAAAGTTCTTGCTGCTGCTACGTCATCAAGCGCCATTCGCGGCGGATCGTTCAATCTGATTTTCCTCGACGAGTTTGCGTTCGTGCAACGTAACCTTGCTGATGCGTTCTTCGCTTCTACCTATCCTACGATCTCGTCTGGTAAAACGACTAAGATCATTATCGTATCTACGCCAAATGGTATGAATCATTTCTTCAAGATGTGGACAGACGCCACTGAAGGTCGTAGCGAATATGTCCCAATCGAAATTATGTGGAACGATGTTCCTGGGCGCGATGAGGAATGGAAGAAACAAACTATCGCTAATACTAGCGAAGAACAGTTCCGTCAGGAATTTGAAACTGAGTTTATTGGTTCGTCGCATACTCTTATTCATCCGATGAAGCTTCGCGAAATGGCTTGGACTACTCCAAATAAAGATAAGTTTGGCTTAGATTATTATGAACTACCTGATCCTCGTAAGATATACATAGGAGTATTTGACGTTTCTGAGGGT